AAAGGTCTTTTCTACAGCAACAACTCCTTGAATTGTGCTTCCAATACCTGCTGGAGATTTGAATACTCCACGGGTTGCATCTGTTGAAAGATATAAGCCAGCAACAGAACCTGATGGGCCAATCTTACGAAGCGCACCAGCACCACGACCTAGTGGGTCAGAGATGTAGAGGTATGGGTAGTAGACAGCAGCATTACTTACATCGGTAAGAGATGTTGCAAATGAGAGTGCTTCTGCTACTGTCTTTCCTGCTGCAGTTTCTACAATAATGAAACCGTTGTTTGAGGTTGCCCATGATGATGCTGCATCATACACAGCAACTTGTCCTGAACTAAGAGTCTGAACTGCTGGAAGGAAGAACACGAGTGGACGGTCAAGTGATGTGAAGTCTTCAAATACTGAAGATGAACTACCTTTGTACGCTGTGTAGTCTGTTGATGCCACAGTCGTTCCGTTTGCTCCAGTTGAGAGTGGGTATGTTGCTGAGACTGGGGTACCACCAGCGCTGCCAGAGATTGTAATATTTGGTGATACCAAGTTAATTACAGTCTCTGCAAAATCTGATGAAGTCGAATCAGCAAACACGACGTTCTCATAGCGCTCAAGAAGGATGTCGTCATCAATGACGCCAGAAACTCCTGACTCTTTGTAGAGAGTTAGTGTGTAAGTACCTGTTACTGAACCAGCAGATACAACAACACGGAGGTTGTTTCCGTCTGCTCCCGCATTCTTTGATGTTACTGTTGCAACAGTTGCATTACCTGATGTCAGGATGTTGACGGTTGCTTTAACTGCGTTAGATGCAAGGACACGCTTGACGTAGAGTTCACGTCCACCGTTTGAGAAGAACGCACCAACCTGAAAGGTTGCTGGGTAGGCGGCATTGTAGCCACCAAAATTCTTAGTAAATTCATACCAAGATGAAACAAGCGTTACTGCTTCTGGGCCTTGTGCAAAAGGCGCAACAACAGCACCAGCAGCATTTGCTGTAACACCCGCTGCTAAAGGTGTGGGTAGAAGGCGCTCACTAATGTAAACACCTGGACGACTATAAGGCATTATTTCTCCTAACTAGATTGATGGGGGTTCCTTATGGTGCCGATGTGGTGTACGAGATTGGTGTCCAAGTTCCTCTGCCAATTACTTGGCTTCCAGAATTAGTTGGACCCGTGACGTTGAGTTGTAACGCTTTGTACATCTTGTTGTAGGTTTCTGGCGCAATTTCTGAAGAAACTCGCACAGTGAAAGCGTTTACAAAAAGGCGCTTTCCTTGTTCAGTAACGTCTCGTTTGGAAACGTCTAGAACATCCAGGCGACGAGTAGTGCCAGAGGCAGTGTTCGTACCTGTATCCAATGTGCCAAAGCGCAATGGAAGTCTTGTGTATAGCAGTTGCGCCAAGAGTTCACGGTCGTGACGAGGTTGGCGAGCATACGTTGTAATCTGGTAATCAATATTTACAGGGATAGGAAAGTTAATATCCCAGTTCTGAGTCGTTGGGTTAAATGCTGTTGTGCCATCAATGGTGGCTGGGTCAGAGATGTATCCAGGCTTGACACGACCACGCATAGAACGAGCAAAATCTTCTGCTAAATCAATCATGTCAATGGTGATGTACGGATACTTCTGGGCGGTAAGTTCTTGGTCTGGCTGTCCAAACCATACGCCAACCTTGCGGGGAGTTCCTTCGCCTGTAGCCTTCTGGTCTGTGACAACCAAGTCCTTAAGGAGGTTACGAATTGCTTCGTCTTCGGCTAATAGGAATGTCATAGCAGCCCTCCTAGATGGTTGGTGAGGCGCTTCATAAAGAATGATTCAGCCTGCTCTGTGCGGTTACCAGAGCGGCGCACGGCAGCGTTTGGTTGGCTGCTAGGAGTTCCGTATTCAACGTTCATAGTCTCTGCATGGTGCTCATCATGGACGTGGTATGTAAACCCATCATCGCCATGCTTAGCGTGGAGAGAACGAGCAATGTGCTCTGGCCATCCGCTGTTGTGTGCTTCCGCACGAACATGGGCAGACATTAACCGAGCAGTCTCATGGCTTGAATTTTTAATGGCGCTGTGGATTGCGTGCTTCATAACATCACCACGGTAGGCGAGAGCAGCATAAATAAATCCCCTTAAACAGCGCAAGTAGTTGGGACTACACAGAGTTCGCACGAACATCCGATACTGCAATGATAAAGAAAAAGCCACACTTTCGTGTGGCTTAGTCTCTACTTCTTTTTAATCTTTTTGGCTAACGCCTTATCCATCTTCTCGTCCATTGCACGAGATGGCTTCTTCTTGTCCATAGCCTTATCAGCAGTAGCAAACTTTTTCTTCTGTGCCGCTGTCATACCTTTCATGACCTTGGCATCCTGCTTCTTATCGGACATCTTTGCCATTACTTTGCCTTCTTTCGTAGAGCCTTAAAATCGGCGCCATCAATCTTGTTCTTATCTCCAGCAACGGCAGCAATCTTCTTCTGCTTAGGAGATAACTTCTTAGCGCCCTTCTTGCAGGCACCCTTACAGTTTGGCTTTGAACAGCCACATCCACATGACTTACACATCTACTTGCTCACTTTCTTCTTAGCCTTTGGCTTTGACTTTGGGACGCCCTTTGCAGGAACGCAGTTTGGAACCTTCTTACCATTCTTCATCTTCATGCCGACTTGGGTGTAACCATCCCAGCACGGGTCTGTCTTCTTTGGCATTACTTCTTTCCCTGATTCTTCTTGTGCATGGCTGCCGCCTTCTTCTTAGCGTCAGCCTTTGAGGTTGCTCCCCATGCCTGAAGAGATAGTAGCAATCTTGTTGGCTCACCATTGGGCTTGCGTTCTGGTCCTGGGTTCCCAGCCATACGAGCAAGGAAGGATGCACGACGTGGATTATTGCCAGATTTAACTGGGGCCTTTAAATCAGAGCCAGGGTTAGCACGCTCATATGATTTACGGCCTGCCTCATTGAGGCCGCCCTTTTTATTTTTACCTTCTTTGCGTTGCCATGCTTCACTAGCCATTTTTCTTATGCCAATCTCTTGTCGCCTTAACTCCTTGAGCAATAGTCTTAGAGCCAGCCTTCTTTGTCAGGTTAATCTTGTCGTACTTACCCTTGTTGCCAGCGTGGTCAACGATGACCTCACCCTTCTTGTTCTTCTTGATGGTGTGCTTTTCACCAGCGACTTTAATCGTCTTAGCCATTCTTTTTCACCATTGGCTTATTGGCAGCAGCGTGCTTCTCTTTGAGTTTAGCCAGTTCAGCAGCATGTTTGGCTTCCATTGCCTCAACTTCTAACTTTTGAGACGCACGTGGTTTGGTTGCCATTGCTGCTAATCCTCCGCCATTCGGATACTTAAGTGGGGCTGCTTTTAATTTTGTGCCGTTATGGTTTTCCATTACTTTTTCTTTTTCTTTGCTGCATCTTTCTTGCGTTGTTCACTTAACGAAATAGCGATTGCCTGTTTTTTTGATTTAACAACAGGACCAGTCTTTGAACCAGAGTGAAGTTTACCAGCCTTGTATTCGGCCATGACTTTTTCAATCTTTCCTGTGCCCTTAGTCTTAGACTTGATTGGCTCTGGTTTCTTTGGCATTACTCGTCTTCTTCCTCTTCATCATCCTCAAAGTCTTCAAGGTCTTCCAAGTCTACATCGTCGAAGTCTTCTTCAAATAGTGAAGGGTCAATCTCAATCTCAAAGTCTTCCACTTACATCTCCTTTTAGTTAACAGTTAGCCCAGTTCCTGAGAGAATCCAACGCTCTGCGCCTACCTTGAGTAGGGTAATAACACGATTGGCTGAAATATTATATGTTTGATTACTAGCAAGTCCTTCACAAACTAATGTTGTAGTCGAAGTACTTGCTCTGCTTATCCGCAGTGTTGCATTATCGGAGGTCACTAGCCGTACAATAGTTCCAACAGCAAAAGCAACAGAGGTATTGCTAGGAATAGTAACTTGAACAAGTCCAGTACCAGAGGCATAGATATGTTTTCCCGCATCCGTTAGCGCAAGAGAGTACGTGGTTGGTGCAGTAGTTAATTGTTGTGCAATAAGTTTTGACTCAAGAGTTGTAACTCTCGAATCAATTCCAGAGATAGCGGTATTTAAACGACTACTCCAACTTCTATCTCCACTGTTAGGCAATACAACTGTCATTTACACTCCGTAAGGGTCTATACCATAAGCGCCGTTGCCGTAGCCGTAGGTAACTGTTTGGTTGTTTAAATCGGCAAAATTAAGGAACTGTGGGTCATTGACGAGTTCTTCGGCATTGACCTGGTTGCAGTCGATAGTGACTACAGAATAGCGTTCTTTGTATCGTCCACGTGGTAAAACACGGGTTGGTACAAAGACTTCTCCCTGAAATACGACACGGTCTTTAATGTGTGTATTAGGGTTATCTAGCATTGCTGGGAGAAGTCTGTTGATATCGTCTACGGCAATTACTAGGCGTAGAGTATCCGTGGTGTAGAAACCTCGTTCGTTCATGACGTTAGTACCACGAAGTTGTTGCGCCATAATTACTGGCATCTGGAATGGGTCTATCCAGCGGCGACCCTGACCAGCCTCTTGACTAGAGACGTCATAGATGGGGTCAACCCACGTGGTGGGATTTGCAGTTAAACCTGCAGCGTCCCATAGCCACCAGTCAACGGTAGTTCCTACTGGGTCACGGAGTTCATCAA